TTGATGTTCTCGGCTGATGCGCGCGTGCGTTGACTGGTGAAGTATAGCTCTTCCAGGCCATTGGCCATCTTGGCAACGGCGGCCGTCACCGCGGTCGCCGTGGCGACGGCCGCGGCGCCAAGGGCCAGCACTTCCTTGGAGACGTTCTTCACGCCGTCGACGAACTTGCGCTCGCCGGACGTATCGACCTTGTAGCCGAGAGAGACCAAGAATTCGCGAATGACTTCCGTGCTCATTTCCTAAGTCGCTCCGCCTTGATTCGGTTCTCGTCCATCACGTCGATCGCATCGTTCGCCAGCGCGATGTCTTCCAGGTCCAGCGTCCCGTCCTTGAGGCTTTCCAGCTTGCAGTAGCCCTTGATCACCGGCCGCATGAGCCAGTCCTCACCATCAGGCAAGGAGGCCCAATTTATGTCGCCGCCGTCGGGGTACTCAGTAGGGACGCGGCGCTTCCTTGAAAAAAACCGCCGAGGTTCTCCGTGATCACCTTGGAGGCAATCTGGAGCATCACGCCCATGTCGATGTCCTCGAACATCTGAGCCTTGTTCACGAAGATGTTCGCCCAGGCCGAGCCCTGTTGGCGCTTGACGACGGCAAGGCAGTTATCCAGGACATAGTCGCAGTCTGCGTCGGACATGCCTGCAATAGCGTCGGCGATGGGCTGCAGAAAGGTGGCGAAGTCTTCGGTGTTGCCCTGCGATGCCGTAGCCAGTCCACCCAGCACCGGCGCAAGGCGCCGGGCTACGTGGAACTGCTGGCGTGCATTGAGCTTGCCGCTACGGTACTGCTGCCCGTTGATTTCGAAGTCCATCAGTAAGTGCCCAGAATCTGATCGATGAAGCCGGCGTCAAAGGACCACTCATTGATCCCCGCGTCCTTGGCATAGGTATTCTTCGGCTGCTTCTTGAAGGCCACCGCTCGGCAACCGTCGTTGTCGCCGCTTGCCGTGTTGTTGATCGTTATGAGGTTGTTCCCCCATAGGGCAGACGACGTACGTTGCAAGTCGTACATGGCCTGAAGTTTCGCGTTCACGGGCGACGTCTTTAGGATGCGAACTATGACCGTCCCTGCGTTACCGGCGTGGAGGCTGTGCATCGGGGTGCCATCCGCACCGACCGTCATGGTGTTCTTATCCTCAGACATCTCGATGTCGATGCCCTCTTCGGCGACACCGGCACCAGTGCCCAGATTGAACGACCCGCCCGGACCCGTGATGGTGGCCTGGACGTCGAGAAAACTATAAGCGCGGCCCATGGCGGCTCCTTAGCGGTTGACGGAGATGAGGACGTTGGCGAAGTGCACGGCGCCGGCTAGCTTGACCGCAACCTGAGCGGTGGGGGCCTTTCGGGCCTCACGGTCGGCCTGGCTCTGGCTGGCCACCGGCGGCATGAAGACGTAGTAGCCCTTGGTCAGGGTCTGGCCAGTCGAGATCGCGCCGAAGCCCGGAGCGTTCCACACGCCCGGCGCGAGCAGGCCGTTGTTGACACCTTCCTCGCACGCCTGCTCGATCGCGCCGGCGATCTGGTTGGTGCCGGCGTCGGTCTGCGGGATCTTGGTCGGACTCGTGTAAAGCAGGTTGTAGACATTCGTCTGGACCGCGTTCTGCAGCCAGTCGAGGCCGTGGCGTTCATCGAAGAAATCGCCGCTGCACATCACGCCCTGCTGGACGATGGCCGTGGCGTTGTTGAAGTTCACGAAGACGTTGCAGCTCTTGGCGTCGATGGTCGCCGCCTGCGTCTCGTTGAGCGTTTCCGGCGTGACGGTCGGCTCCTGCTTGAACTTCAGCGTGATCGTGCTGTTGTTCGCAGTGAAGTCGACCGTGAAGGCGCGCCCATACAGCGAGGCAACGGCGTACGGGCTGCTGCTCGAGTACTGGATGAAGGTCCGGGAGAAGTTGGCCGCCGACAGCTTCGATGCCAGGTCGGTCGTCTGCGTCGGGTCGAGAATGGCGCTGGAAGCCGAGGTAATGCCGTAGATGCGGCTCGGCGATGCGGCCTCGATGTACGTCGCGACGGCGATGTGGTCATTGTCCACGACAGCGGCATCAGCCACCGTCAGGCCGTACCAGTCGCCGAAGGGTGCGCAGGCCTGCACGCCAGACAATAGGCTCTCAGCGACAATGCCCTGCACCGGCACCGAGGCGACGCCGGTCACCAAGCCCATCAGGCCAGAGATGTCCGTACCCGTGCCCGGGTTGCTTCCGTAGCTAACACTGGAGGATGCACCGGTGGTCGAGCTGACCACATCGAAGCGGTTGAAACTCGCGTTCCAGGTGACCGTTGCGGCACCTGCCAACGCAGTGGTGACCGCCGAGGCCACACCATTGAGGTTGGTGACTGCCGACAAGTTGATGGCCGTCAGCGTCTTCAGCGTGCCGTCGACCGTGATCTTCAGGCCGCCAGAGCTGACCGCGGTGAAGTTCGTGATGGCCTGCTGAGCAGCGGAGAGAACGCCACCATGAAGCACGCCCGAGGTCGCTGTCTTGGCCCAGCGGCCAATATATAGAACCGACGGCTGCGGCGACTGCGAGAAGAACAGGGTCGCGGCCAGATACTCAGGAGCCGTCGTGGGGAAGTCCGCGGTGACGCCAGCAATGGTCGTGTACTGCCTGACGCGCTCATTGGTGTCGATGATGGCCGACGAGCCGAGAATCAGCAGCGCACCGAAGTTACGCACAGCCGCCGCCAGTGGATTGAGCGTGACCTGTACGTTGACGACGTCGCTGACGGAAAGACCTTTCGACATGGGGATGCTCCGTTAGTCGTGAGTATCCGTGTCGATCTCGAAAGGAGCCGACAGGATGTTGAGAATGGGATAGCTGCGTTCCACCTTTCGGCGGAATCGGATTGCGACGTCGTAGCGCCGGATCCACTGCTGGTTGACGATCTCGGCCGCCGCGACGGGCTTGCCCACGTCGGTCACGGTCATGCCCTGACCGGTTAATTGCTCGCGGTTCTGCGCGATGTAGAGGCCGTCGCGCATGAGCTTGGCGAAGGACATGCTGTTCGGCCCGTAGAAACTGGCCAGCACGATCAGCGTTTCGTGGACGGCATAGTTGTCGTGGCCATCATCGGTGCCGTCATGGATCTCTACGGGGTAGTCATCCGGGTCCATGTTGGTGACGCCGATAGCGCACCAGTTGACGGCCGGCTCCGGCTGCTTCGGAACCGTCGGCTGCCAGCGCGGGCGGACCATGTCGCCGGGCAAACCGGTCACACCGACAACAACCTGCTGCAGCAGCGCATCAAGCGCGGCGTCTTCCAGGGGCGCAGGACTGCCCGCCGGCAGGATGTAACCGCCGGTCGAGGAATCGTTGGGCACCGCTTAGCCTCCGGAGAGCTTTACCGGCGTGCACAGCGCGGCCGTGAAGCCAGCGCCGTACGTCGTCCAGTCCGAGATGTTGAACACCGTGTACCAGTCGCCTTTCCACTGCACGAGGTCAGCATCGATGCCATCCGACCCCGCCGTCAGCGGGAACTTCGAATGGACCATGATCGACCCGGTGACGTACGAGCCTTCCGGGAAACGCTTGAGGATGTCGCCCTGGTCGTTGGTCACCACGCCAGAAAATGGCGTGTCCGTCGGGGTGTTCACCGCAATGCCACCGTTGCCCACCGCCTGCGCATTTCGGCGACAGACGAGCGTGCGATCGACGAACTCGCGCGAGAACAGCACGCGAGTCACGTTCAGTCGAGGCATGGGCTATTTCTTCCGCAGGACGTAGGTGATGGCGTTACGCAGTGAACCGGTGTCGATCAGTGGCGTGGTTCCCGTGCGACCGCGACGTCTCCGTGCTGCCAGTGTTGACTCCGCCAGCTCCGGCGCGATCCCCGAGTTGATCTTCGCCTTGACCGCATTCGAAGCGACGATGCCGGCCCTATGCAAGGCCTTGTCGGCTGCATGAGCGTTACCATCCATGGCGTCGTCAGCACCCTTCTTGAGCTCGTCCGTGGCGGCCTTCTGAGCCGACTCCACGCCAGGCACAAGGAATGGACGCGCCGGCAGGTTGTTCACCGGTGACCCCGTTTCCTGGATATACCCAATCGTGGCG